TAACAAGCACAGCAGCAGGAACACTATTGTTTTCAAGGGATGTATAACAAGCATCGTAAATACGACGCATAAGGACAGTAGTATCATTGTCCATGTTAGAAACCACCCACTTCCGAACTTCTGAGAAATTCTTTTCTTTAAGGTTTTTAACGAGTTCATTTACGGCAACATCAGAGAAAGTAGCAAGAATGCCAGAGTCAATCTTCCCACTTACAGAATAACGCTGACACTCATTCAGCACTCGCCGCCAATCGGGGAAGTGCTTATTAATCAGTTCTACCAGGACCTTGTTATCATATTCAACACCTTCTGTATCCAAGATTTCTTGGATACGCTTGAAGAACTGTGCTGCGATACCCTGTCGCTCCTTTCCTTTGATGGAGAAGTCAATGACGGCACATCGACTGTGGAGGGGTTCAAGGATCTTGTTCTTGTAGTTACAGGTGAAGATGAAGCGGCAGTTGCCAGCAAACTCCTCAATAAACGCCCGTAGGAGGAGTTGTACATCGTTGGACGTGTTATCTGCCTCATCAATGATGATGACTTTGTGTTTAGAATCTGATGTAAGCGAGACGGTCGAAGCGAAGTTCTTCGCATTGTTTCTGACAGTATCGAGGAATCTACCCTCGTCGGATCCATTGATGACATATACATCTGCTCCAAGTTCATTGCACAGTGCTTTGGCAACCGTAGTTTTGCCGATACCAGGAGGACCTGCTAACAGCATATTGGGGATTTCGCCCTTATTTAGAAACTCCTTAAACATCTGCTTGGCAGAGTCGGGGAGAATACATTCATCAATAGTCTTTGGGCGGTATTTCTCAACCCAAATAAAATCACTCATTATCAAGAACCTCAATGTGAGACAAAAACTGCGCTGGAGTATTCCACCACATCATCTGAGTGTCTTCCCAGTTATCAAAAATTACAAAATCACCATGAGCATCCACCAACTTATATCGGTGACGAATGTATGGTTCATTGGACGTTTCAGTAAAATACCGAGAGTCCTTTTTATCAATCAGTTTCATAATTAAACCCAATCAGGTTTGCGTTGGGGCATACGAAGATAGTTGTCTTTCACCCAAGGTTTGGATGCAATATACATCTTGTATGCGTCAAAAGTAGAAATACTAGTATCAAACTTGTATTCCTCAGGCATTGCCCGTGCGAAAGGAGTTACTTCATCCAACTTACCCTTAGGGAAAAGATAGTATGCATGAGTCAATGTCCCCTCACAAGAGTGAGTCTTATTATAGCGCAAACTATACTCTTGGCACAAGTTCAATCCCCACTTGATAAGCCAATAGGCATTATCCACCGTTTCCGCCGCCCATTTGGTGCATGGGTGGTTGCGAAATGCCCCCTTCGCTGTCTTATAGGCAGTGCCGTCTTGCTTGGGAAGAACCCCATAATCATGATACCAGGGAGAAGCAATAATGCTAAGCATTTGGCAGCACTCAAGCGGCATCTTGACAATGTGCTTGTCAGGAAGACAGATGGCACTTTCAGCAGGGAATGGATTTGTGACAAAGATGTTCATCGAAAGAACTGCATGAGATATCCTAACCCCCATTGTAGGGTGTTGGGAGGGATATCGTCAACGTTTTCTTCTAAAAGTTTTTTTGCTGCGACTAAACGTTCAACACCACAAGCTTTCGCTGATGCTTCCGAAATTGAATTGAATTCACGGAGTGCTTCATCATCCCCCTGCTTATATCCACGAACATAATAATCTCTTGCTTGCCGCATGAGTTCTTCAGTTTCTGGAGCAAAGGTAATTGTTTCTTCCTTCAAAGGGATTTGCATTCTTTTCATACAAGACATGCTAAACTTCATTGCACGGCGAGTGTCATCGATGGATAAAGCATAATCTTCTCCATCTCGGAATGCATACTGAATAATACCATTAGTACATTCCATCACACGCAAAATGGCAATCTTGTCTAACTCTTCGTTTGGTAGATTATTATAAAGTTCTTTCCAATTTTTCATAACGAAAGTTGAATAATTTTAGAGGCATCAATTGCAGAGAAAAATGTTTCCAAACCAACGATATCCCAAGTCTTAATCTTAACAGCAAATGGAAGCATTGCTACGTTTCCAAATAGGCGGATCCAACATCCCCAATAAACAGAAACATAAAGAATAAAAAAGTATCCAATAATTAAACAGATACTTCCCAAGACACGTAGTTGATTTGCGTTCATTCAAGTGGTCTCACAAATTCGTTGGAAACAATGTCTCTAGCATCCATTGCTTCATACATGTATGTTACACCAGCACGAGGAACTGTGTGTTCTCCACATGTAAAAACGTCACAAACTGCCATACCAACCTCTGGCCAAGTGTGAATACTGATATGAGACTCAGCGAGCAGAACAACAGAAGTCACACCTTGTGGATCAAACTTGTGGGAGGAAAGATCCAATAAGGTACTCTTACAGAGTTCTGCTGCCTTCACAAGAACATTGCGAACATGCGCTTCATCATCCAAAAGTCCAAAAGGACAACCCTTAAGGGTAAAGAGAATGTGCCTCATCATCCAAAGGTGGAATCAGGTTCCAGAGCAATGTAATACTTGAGGTTGTAACGAGTGTTAGTGAATTGAGAAAGCAGTTTAGAAGAAACAACAACATCATATGCACCAGGAATAATCTTGATGTTTTCTACTTTGAAATTGAAAGTAAATTCCTGATCGGTTTCACCAACAACAATAGCATACTCATTAGAAGTATCATTCTTCTTATCACGAACCACCAGTTTGATGACACCTGCTTCACCAACTGCAGAGAGATCAGGTAGTTGATACACTGCTGCTGCTTTCACCAGTTTCTCCAGAGATGCACTGTCCAATTGGAAACAAACATCTTGAGAAGGAAGTTGAATGTCTTTCTCAGGGGGAGAAATAATAACATTAGGATCGGCAAAGAAATACTTCACACGACGCTTACCTTCTTTGATACTCAGATAAGATGCTTCATTGAAGTCAAGATCAGGATCCTGGTGAAGACTCAAACCATTTAGAAACTGATTAAGATCATAGATGGCAAAATCACGAGGAAACTCTTCTTTGATATCTGCCTCTGCCAGAATGTTCTTAGCGACAGAAATAGTACGAAGACGGTTACCCTCTTTCACGAGGATAGAGTTGTTGATACCTGCAAAGTTCTTAAGAATAGTCAGGGTATTATCAGAGAGTTTCATGTTATTCATTGATTGTAAGTTTCGCGTTGTGCATTCTTATCGTTGAAGTGCATCAGAAGTACAGCATAATGCAGAATCTTCATAATATCACGGCGGGCAGTGCCTTTCTTATCATAACGAGAGGCATACTTGAGAATATTAGAACGGCAGAATGCTTCTCCGTCACCACATGCTTCAATCAGGTCCAGCGTTTGAATTTTATCATCACCAGAAGAGTAATGTTGATTGTATGTTGCGGAAATATATTCTTCCAATTCTTTGATGATTCGTGATTCGCTGTACTTGTAACGTCGATCAGTTTTTTCAGTCATTTTGTTTTGAATTAAGAATTCGTAGTCACTGTGACCCCAAGGAGTCATTCCGTCATTAACGGAGTACGGATATTCATCCATTTTTAGTTCATCATAAAGTAAAGACCAGGAATTAACCATAGCAGAAAAGGAAATCATTTACAAGTGATTCTGCTTTTTCTTTTCCAAACTTGCTGGAAAGATATCCACTTACAGGATCCAGGCGTTTCATATATTTGTCGAAATCCCCGTAAGTAGAAGAAACAGCAAACCCACTAGGTTTCTTTGATTCTAGCATTTCTTTGTATGCTTGTAAATAGGCACGGAAGTCATCAAGATAATCATTGACCTGATCCATCGTGCATTTGCGAACAAATACATTCTCGGAGAAGTGATTACCAGGTTCAAAGAATCTGAATGAACCATCTGCCTTTGGGAGATCTGGATGAGAGAACAAATAGTTTTCCACTGGGTGTTGGAAGTCAAATACAATAATAACCTTCTTATCAAAGAAACCCATCAAATCCATCCCGAAGCAGGGTAGATTCTCACCCGTCTTTGGATAGATGATGTTGTTATATATGCAAGACTTTCCATCCCAAATCTCAACTTCCCTGGACTTGAGAACATATTTATTGTTATATATCTTGGCGGAGAGGGAGGTGCCGTTGTCCTCCCAGTCTGCCCAGTCACAAATGTTCTCGAAGTCAGGAAACGTTTCCCACAGTACCTTCTTGTACTGGTTCCACAGGGAGTTGGAAGTCGGCGTCAACTTTGTCATAGAGTTCAAGGAATGCTTGTTTGGTTTCATCATCAAATCGGTTTACACAGACTTGAATTGCTTTTGCTTTGTCTTGGAAGATAGAATAGGCACGAATGATATGTACCAGACGGCGAGTGGAAATGATTTCTTCAATACCACCATCATAGAAGGTCTTACGGATGATGTCAGCCCAGTCAGTCAGACGCTTGCAGAAATCAGAATCACTAACACCCAGAGAAGAAGAAATACCCTCAAGGATCTTCTGCTCAGTCTTAGGAGTCGGATACTCCTGCTCAAAGGTCACAGGGAAACGCTCAAGGAATGCCTCATTAAGCACATTGGTGCCGATGAAGCGTCCATCATCACTACCCTTACCTTTGGTGTTGGCAGTGGCAATAACATTGAAACCAGCAGCAGGTTTCACCCAACGACCAATCTTCTTGAGGAAGACACCCTTACCTTCTAGAATGGACTGAAGGCAGAGGATCTTATTGGAAGCCAGGTCAATCTCATCAAGGAGAAGGACTGCTCCACGTTCGAGTGCTTCGATGACGGGACCGTTATGCCATGCGGTGTTCCCATCAACAAGCCTAAAACCACCGATAAGGTCATCTTCATCAGTCTCAATAGTAATATTTACACGGATCAGTTCGCGTCCAAGTTGGGCACAAGCTTGCTCAACAGAGAACGTTTTACCGTTGCCAGAAAGACCCGTAATGAACGTAGGATAGAAAAGACGAGATTGAATAATTTTGCGAATATCGCCAAAGTTACCAAAGCGGACGAAGGTATCATCTTTTTCGGGGATAAGATTTTGTTGTTCCTGAACGGGAACAATTGCAGCAGGAGCCTGATAGGTTTGCTCCATTTGTTCCCGAACAGTAAGATTCCACTTACCACGACCAGTTTTGTATTGCTCAAGTTTCTTAGTAACGGTCTGGTAGTTAGAACCATTCATAGCACACCATCCACGAATATCAGCAGAAGTAACGGACTCACCGTAAACTGCCTGAAGAGAAGTAATGATGTAGTCAGCAGAGATGGTCATTTGTTTGGGATTTGTTTTTCAACTGAAGTTATTATATACGAAAAAAGGGGGTTTCAAAACCCCCAGTGTGCGGTTTTTAAATTGGACCTCAACCTTCGCCCCATCCTTTTTCTTCAACACTTTCTTCAACGACAGGTTCAAATTTAGGTTCTGGTTTAGGAGCAGGTGCTGGTTTTGGTGCGGGTTTAGGAGCAGGTGTAGGTTCTGGAGTGGTTCCTGTTAGGGGTCTTCCAGCAATACGATCTAAAAATCTAGACATCGTTATAAAAAATTTTTAATTATTTATTAGGCAACAAGCTCCACAAACTCTCCAAGGATTTTTTTATTCATTTTCTTAGACTTGAGACTCTTGGCAAAAGCAGATTTGATTTGAGTCTTAGTAGCATCTTCAGCAACCTCAAAGTCAGCATCCTGAGAAAGGGCATTAGCAGAAATACCAAAGTAGGAATGATATCCAGACTTCTTGATAGTGAATGCCCTTTCTTTCCTCCAGATACTCATGGTCTTCTCGTGCTCAGGACCGAAGTATCCACAGTAGCGGCGAATGAAACCACCAGCATCACGGGACTCAAGCACACGGATACCAATGAAGTTGATATCCTTGAAGTTATCGCGGAGGTTGCGAAGAAGAATATCAGTGAATTCATACCACTCACAATCAAGAGAGTAGGACATACCAGTCTTACGATCACGGAGGAAAGAATTAGGTCCAATGTAATTGGTGCCCATAAAAGGTTCATCCTCCCAGCGGCGCTGAACTTCACGGTGATACTTGGGCATTGCTGCTTCACCATCAGTCAAGATTACACACTGAACTTTCTGGAGTTTGTTCTCCTTTTGGAAATTGGGAAGAATTTGATGGAGAG